CCCATTTGACCTTTATTTGCGTCGCATCACGAGCGACGGACCGATTGGGGTCTCCCTCCACCACGGGGCTTGTAAGCCCGCGGAGGAGCCTGGCGGAGCCATCAAGATCACTAGCTTTCGACTTCGGTCGTATGACTAGGGTTTTGATCTCGAACCGCTGGAGTTCGTCGCGATAACGCATTGGGGCCCCGTTGGGGAACTCCCACGCGTTACTTCTTACGAAGCTGAGATAGCTACGCTCAGTATTGGTAACGGGAATACCGTGACCAAGCGAGGTCGTAACACATTCAGCCGCAAACTCACTCGCACGATGCAATCCGCTCTCCCAAAGGAGGTCGGAATATTTGCACCAGGAAATGAGTGACGTCCCGTTCGGGAAACGTGACTTCTGGCCCTTTTTAGGGAACCCCGGCTTTCCGGCCCCCCCTTCAGCGATGTTGGGGGTAATGGGAAGAACCGGTGGGAACTCCTTCACGCGGATCGGTGTGATGCATTGCCCAAGGAGGGCATCCATCCCACATGATTCCCGGAAGAAACCAGTAGTGAGTGTTTTGTCTTCGTTGACCCGGAGGCCGAACGCTTCTAGCACACTCACGACAGTGTCGGTGTGCTCATGTTCGACGATGATGTCATCACCGTACACAAACACAGAGTCCAACGCAACGTCCATGCTCTGGGTCTTATCCCAGATGCTTGCTACGCTTAATGCCCAGAAGACGAGAGACTCCACGGGGAAGCACAAAGCTGACCCCATAGGAGCATACTTGCCCATCTGGACCAATTTACCCGAGGGTAAACAGGCGTAATGTGACCGCAGGGCGGCAAAAATCTTCCAACACGGTGTTGGAAAGAGCAGCTTGACTAGGCTGCAGCCGACCAGATCCGATGCGTCCTTCATATCGATCGTCGACAGAGAACGACCAGCGAGGCTTGAAGCCTCGAGTGCCAATTCTCGATTAATCGATTGATCGGTGAAGTTTACACGGCCCTTCGTGAGGTCGTGGCTTTCGATGCGATGCATCATCCAGCCAGCAACACCTTGTTGTAACCACATAAGAGTCAGGGGTTCTGCACAAATCGTGCGAGGCCCTCGTGAGTCTTTGGGTACAAAACAGACCTTGGAAACCCAATCGTCTGTCCATACAAGGGAAGCCCTCTTGTCAAGGAGGTACCTCATGTTGGCGAGGCGGTCAGTGGACCGAAGCCCCCCAATGGTATCGTACCATGGGAGCGTTTCGTGGGTGAGGCGAGTATAGTGGGTTAAATTCCACTTTTCGTCACCTTTTTCACCCGTTGCGACAGAACCTGGCCCGTGGCGATATTGAAAGTCGCCTATCTGATCTGCGATGTTTTGGGAGGTTAATCCCTCTAAGACTTCGGCAATCAACGTTTGCGCATTGGCGACGAGTCGCTGTTTCGCAAAGTCTATGTCGAAATCAAACATGACAGAAGAGTCATTCTCTTCAAACTTCTTACTCGCTTGCGCGAGGTCTGAAGCTGAAGGGTCTACTTCAAGTTTGTAAAACAAGTAGCAGACGGTTCGCATTGTGCGAACCAAGCGGGCAAGGTCCCGTGCCATGAGACGAACGATACCCTGGTCGGCTATCAAGGCCTCAGGTTCCACGAAGGATACCTGATGACCATTCACTTCTTGTCCAGGTTTGGACATAAGAGTGTATGACAACCTACCAGGGCTTGCGAGCTTCTCCATCATCCCGATGTGGATGTGGATTTCGCGCGCAAGACGCCCAATCGCACAGAGTGGTTCCCGGAGAAACCAGGAAGCCTCAGAGGAGTGAAAACCTCGGGGCGCCTGGAAGACCCAACAATTAAGCTCGCCTTTGATCATCGTGTCAAGGGCTTTCCCATAACAGGGAAGAGCTTTTGTCAAGAACGATAATCCCTCGAGGGAGTATCGTCGACGGAAATAAGCGAGACTTCTTTCGCGCTCTTGGAGCACTGAAAGAGGTCGTCGGCCATTCTGCATGAGGTAGGGAGTCGTGATCATGGTTTGGTACAAGTCACGAATCGCGTTTTCGAGTAATAGGCCCATGAGGGCCCTCGTTTGTGGGGTATCCATTTAATTAGGTAACTCCGTGAGCGAATTCAATCTACTCACCTAAGGTCAGGAGCTCAATGATGAGCTTAGCTACAGTCTGGGAGATCTCAGGGCAAGTCAGAGTTAGCTTAATTGCCAACAATGAACCCACTGCCAGCGCGAGGAGGCTTCGCCTTCTTCTTCTTGCAGTTCTTCGAGATCTTGTACCAGACCTTGATGTATTGACGCGGCGGCCGCCCAACTACCTTCTCGAATCGGCAGATCTGAGGATCTCCCGATGGAAGGCACGGGCAGGGGTATTTACCCCTGTAACGACTTTGGCGTCCATTCATCAGGACTCGTAGCGCATGAGGCGATCCACGACATCTTCAGTGGCTGTAAATTCACTGAGGATTGCCTGGTCGAGGTCTTTGTCTGCCCTTGTTAGGACAGCCGAAACCTCGGGTTGGACGAAGGTCGACGAATGAGTCGACATTTGCGTGATGCCTAGCGTTGCGTCGTATTCCTCTCGAATGAGAGAGATCGAGCAGCGATGGGCGACGGCCTCACGGAGACTTGCCTTTACACCAGACGCTTTCACACGGTTGTGAGCGATCCGGAGCGTGAGCTTCAGGACGTTTGAATTGTCCTGGTATACCCACGTGCTGGAAAGTCCATTCCGTGACTGGAGTTGAAAGGTGTAGGGGGTCTCGTTGACCACAATGGTGAGTGGTTGATTTATCATATTACTCGGTGTCCTTGCTGGCCTTAACGGCAAGCGCCTACTGTCTAATCGTTGTTCTGTACTTACAATACCGCCTCCATTTAGAGGGGCGGGTGTTCCACAGAACCGACGTTCCAGTAGTTAGTTGGTTTACCCGATCGGGTAACCGGAGAGGATCTGAAAGAACCGTAGGGTCTATCGCTAGACCGGGGTTCCTTATGTACCGTTTAACTTGGATCACACCGAGGAACTCGCGTTCCCCGAGTGCTGTGTTCTCACAGAAAACGTTATAAAGAACGTCAATCTTCCAAGACGAACATGCATGAGACAGTTCGGCCCTTCCGACTGGTTGTAGATTCGCATCTATAACACCTGTAACGTCTTTAATGGCGCTGGTGAACCAGTCAACTAGCCATGAGAATGGCGTAGCTTCCCAGATTGCCCCAGTGAGGTTATAAAGCCCCATTTCCTGTTGCCACAGAGTTTCAGCTGATAATTTGTACATCTCGATGTGGAAAATGCCAGTCGAACTGGCGTGATAATCCGCATTGTAAGAGACGACCTCCGCTTTGTAAAGAGCAGGAATATCATGGCCTAGAGGAGTTGAACCCCCTACGCCGCTGAACCAGGGTCCTTCGTAATAAACACCCGGTCCTCCGAGGATGACCGGTGGGAACTCAGAGGGTTTAAAAGCCCCCCGACGCCTAAAGTTTGTACGATAGAATTTGTGGTTGTGGTCTGTCAACCATCGGAGTCTCTTTTGAGCCCGATGCATTGAACACCTCAATGCCACAGCGTCAGCGAATAGTGGCATTAGCACCCATTCAAATGCGAGATCGGCCGCCGTAAGGCGATCAATCCCGCTCGAGACAAGATCCTTTAGGGTCTTCTCGTAGATTGGTTGTGCTTCTGTCCACTTTTTCACTAGTGACGTAGCCCGCTTGAGAGCGCCCCCCATCTCGGTTATCATTTCGAAAAATGACGCCAAGAGTTGAGCTTTCTCAGGAAGAACAGTTGACATCTCGTTGTAGGCTTTATCAGCCAACTCCTGTATCAACTGGGCCCCTGGAAACGGTAATCCCGCTAACGCACCGAATGCGTCAGGCTTCGGACCACCAGGTGAGGACGTAACAACCTCTCCTGCATGGTTTTTCTGGGCTGACGGCGGTCGCGTAAGGTTACGAACCACCGTATGACTACATGGGTTGTCCCAATTCTCAAG